AGCTCCGTCACAGCATAGAGAATGTCAGCCCGTTGGTTCCCTACTAGGGCAACCGTCTCCAACTTGCCGTGGCGATTCCTCAGTGTTGCGGTGTAAACGTCCAGCATGGCTTTATTTGTTCCCTGTTAGTCTAGCCGCATGAGGTCCTGTCCCACCTGCGGCTCGCCAGAAGTCGTAACAATCCAAACCTGCCGCCGCGCCAACGGCAACCGCTGGCGTCGCCATCACTGCAGCGCCTGCGACCACCGCTTTTCCAGCACCGAGCCTGCAGCATTTGCACCACTGGATCGCCCCAATGTCAAAGGCCGAGCTTGCTACGAGCAGCGCAGCCTGACCGACCGCCAGGCCGCTCTCATCATGCTCAGCCCCGAATCCAGCGCCGTACTGGCGCAGCGCTACGGCATCACCCGCAGCGCCATCCACCACATTCGCAACGGCGCCACCTACACCAACGTCTGGCAAGTGATCCAGCAACTGCAGCCCGACGTCACCCCTTAGCCTCCGACCATGACTTGCCGTGGTGCGCGTCCGCCGAAGCCGGAATGTCGCCCAGCCACAGCGCCTCCGCCTTCTCCATCACCTCCTGCAGCACCGCAACCCAGTGCTCCACGCGGTCATCCCGCACCAGCAGGATTAGTTCGTCGTGGATCGCTCCAGCGATTCGCACTTCCTTTTCGCCTGCGGCGTGAACCTTCGGCCATAGCCGCCCGAGGGTCAGCTTCAGCACCGCGGCGCCGGCGCCTTGGATCACCGTGTTGCAGCGGGTGGTGAGCTTGTTCTGCTCGCCAGGCAGGAAGCGCCGCATGTTCGACACCCGCATCCGCACCGCAGCATCCTTCCCAGAATTCTGCGCCTTGGCCGCCGCAGCCTTCTGCCACTCGTTCACCCCGGTGTACGCCGCGTGGAACTTGTCCCGAATCTCCGCCGCCTCGTCAAGCGACATCTGGATGCCCATGGCACCGGCGTAAGAGCGCAGCCCCTTCGCACCCGAGCCATACAGCAGGCCGAAGTTGGCGCTCTTGCTGATCTGGCGCATCTGCTTGCGGGCACCGTCCTCGGCCAGATCAAACGCATCTCCGTAAATCGCCCGAGCAGTCACGGTATGAAGGTCTTCTCCCTGCTGGAACGCTTGCTTCATCAGCGCGTCGTTTGCCTCCGCAGCCGCCAGCCGCAGCTCCATCTGGGCATAGTCCGCCACCACCAAGCTCCAACCCTCGGGCGAACGAACACAGTCGCGGAACTCCGGATCACGCGGGCACTGCTGGAGGTTGGGGGACATGCACGACATGCGGCCCGTATCGGCGCCTAGCTGCAGATAACTGGCGCGGATAAAGCCATTCGGGTCCTGGTGCTTAAGCAACGACTCCACCATTTGGCGGCGCTTCTCAACGCGCTTCCACCGCAAATACTGCACCACAATCTCGTGGTCGGCCGCGTACTCCCGCAGTGCTGCCCGACTGCACGACGGCTTGCCATCAGCATCCACCGGAGTCTGCCCCAGCAGCGCCGTGAACACCTCTTTGAGCTGGTGCGGTGAGTTGATATTGAACCCTGCCGGCCTCTTGTCGCCGCCCCGCACCGTGCCAGTGGCCTTTGGCCGGAGGTTCAGCTCGCCATCAGGATCTCGCGGCAGCTTGTGCGCCTCAGGCAGGGCCGCATCAAGCGCCACCACAAACTCAGCGCCCATGCGCTGGTTATCCGCTTCCAGATCATCGCGGAGTTGTTCCAGCATATCCTTGTTGAACGGCAGCCCGGTGCGCCAGAGCTGTGCCATCGCTGGCAGCGCCTCGCACTCCAGCCCCCAAGCATTGCGTAGGTTCCCGGTCTTCAGTCGCTCCCGCAAAGGCTCCCACAGATCGAGCAGCAGCTTGACGTCGTTCGCCGCATACTCCAGTTGCTCCTTGCGAAGGTCGCCGCTCCAGTCGCTCCTCTGCTCCTCCTTGGACATCTCCACGTTGAGGTAGCGCTTCACCACAAACTGCAGGCCGTGGCGCAGGTTGGGCAGCCCATTCGTCAGCAATCGGCTTGCCAGCATTGAGCAGAACACCTCCCCCTCGGGGTACAGCTCGTGCTCCTGGAGCCAGCCCAGATCAAATACCGCGTTATGGGCGAGCCAGCGCCGCTTTCGTGCGAAGAACCGATCCAGCTCCAGCCAGCCTTCATTGTCCAGCTCCCAGCAGTCAATCACCACCGGAAACTCGCCCTCGGCGCAAAACTGCAGGAGCCGCATCCCGCCGTTGACAGGCTGCAGCCCTGTCGTCTCACAGTCAAACGCGACCAGATCGGCATCCTCCAGCAGGCTCAAATGCTCGATCCCAAAATTGATCCTCATGCCAAGTAAGGCGGTTACCCTATTAGGGTAGCACGTCCAGCTTGTCGATAAGGCGCATCAGATACCACATGGCTTTCTGTGCGTCCTGCTGTGGATTGTCTTTGTCCCACATGCGCTCCAGGTATTTGAGCACCTGCCACTGGAGCGCCCCAAGCACTGGATCGGGCGCCCGACGCACAGCATCCTCCAGCACGTCGATGACCTCAAACTGGCGCCCCGCTGTGTAATGCGCGGGGCGATTGACCATGTCACTCATCGTCGTATAGATCAGAAAGGTCCACAGGCGCCCAGTCCGTAATGTTGTCCGACAGGACAACCATGAACTCTGCGTCGGTCGCAGGGATTAGCGCCTCATCGTCCATGTGCCAGGTGCCTCGGCACAAGGCAGGCCCCCACTCGGGCGGGTCAAGGTCGCTCTGCTTGCGGACAAGTACCGCATCGTCAACCACAGCCTCAACCACAAGTAAGTCGCCATCGAACCGGAGGTCGTTGATTTCAAGAACTTGACTCATTTGCCTGCCTCCTCAAGCACGACGCGGCTAGCCGCCTCGATCTGCTCAACGATCCAGTGCTCAAGCTGCTCCAGCCGCTCCAGGTGAAACGCATCGTAGGGAGCCTCAATCGCCATGTCCTGCAGGACGTTGATGTGATGCTGCGCCAGCCGCTGTGCGTATTGCACAGAGCTGAGCGCGGTGAACAGCGACATAGTGCCGCTGGGTGCCACTGGGGCGGATGTGATGGTGGTGGTAGCCATGACGGCCTTGTAACTGCGGTTACCCTAACAGTCTAGAACCGACGGCTGCCACCAGCCAGTCGCATTACTTAACATTCGCTGAGGCCGAATGCCTCTGGCTCGTCTGCGGCGATGACGAGGACGTCAACTCCCTGCTCCACGGCCTCCCGAAGGGCTAGCTCAACGACCGAGTAGCCCTCAGGGGTGTTCCAGATGCAGAACTCCTCGACCCAGCGCGGCCGACCTTGCTTGTACCAAGTCAGCCGCACCAGCGCCAAGGCGTTCTCAACCATCAGCTCACCGGTGGAGAACATCACCACTGGTTTGCGAGGCGGAACGGCGCGTGTCATCACTCTTTCCAGAACGAGGCGGCCTCATCGTCGAGCTTATCCAGCTCTGCCCTCGCGCGGGGATATTCCCCAGAGTGTCCCCTAGGGCCATTTTCCGCTTTACCACTGGGATCTGCTTGGAGACAGGGGGTGTCTCCTTCCGCAATGTGTCCCCGACCCAGGGCTTTAACGGTTAGGTCGGGGACATCCTTATCTTGGGTACAAGGGGTGTCTCCATCCACTTTCGTTCCAGCGGAAGCGTTTTCCTCCCTAGGGGACACGCTTTGGATCTCTCCGCGCGCACACGAAGAAGAGGTAGTAGAAAGTACAGCACGATACAAATAAAGAGGCGATCCAGTTGGAACGTCCATCTGGTCGGCCACCTCGATCAACCCACGCTTCACCAACCGCTGGAGCGCTTTCTTGGTAGCCGCCACTTTCCCGCCCACCAATGGATCGGCATTCAAGTCCTGGCGACTCAAAGTACGGGGAAACACCGTGCGTAACCTCTGCAACACTCGATCGCTGTGGCTCGCCGGCGTCGCATCACTGGCATCCACCTCGGGCGTGAAGTCCCGAATGCTGAAGCTCAGGTCGTCCTCCTGCTGCATGAGCAGCTGAGTGCCGCCCCGCCCACAACGCGACTTCTCGATCGTGATGACCCTGGAACGCTGCCCCAGCCGCTCCAGATCCCGCCCCTCGGGCTTCTTCAGGCTCCACGTCTCGTTCACCGCATCCCGAATGGCGCTGGTGCCCCTGAACCCACCCTGCTTGTTCG